CCCGGCAACAAACCAAGGCGGCTTTGGTGGCGGTGGAGTAATGTCTTCGTATTATGCCTACGGCGGCAATGGCCGGTCAGGCGGAAATGGCGCAGCTAGAGTAATATATACAGGGTTTAATAATCCTGATATCACAACTGGCGCAGGCAGATCTTATCCATCAAATGCAGCCAATGTAACTCATGATTTTACAATTGATAGGTATGACGAAGGTACGGCTATAACAGTTACAATTACAACTACTAGTGTAGTTGATAATACAGTTCTATATTGGGAAATAGTACGTACTATTGGATCAGCAAACGCTCCGGCAATTAGAGAAGATATGTCAGCATTTACTGGCACAGCTACTATAATAAGTAACAGTGGCACTATTAATTTTACAATTACTGACGATTATACTATTGACGGACTAACTGAGCAATATGAAATAAATCTACGAGTAACTAGTGCAGCTGGGCCAATTGTGCATACATCTGTTCCGTTTAGGGTTGGCGATACTAGCGTACCAACATATGTTCTTAGCCAATCTGGAGGAGCGCAAGATGTTTTAGAAGGCCAATCATTTACAATTGATCTCGATGCTTTGGGTACTTTAGACGGCACATCTATATATTATACAATTACCGGAGTAACATCTGCTGATCTCAACGGTGAATCGCTTTCGGGTAGTTTTCTTGTTAATAGCGAAACTGCCTCAAAAACATTTACAGTTACTTTTGATAATATTTCAACTGATCCGTTTATTGAAAATGAAACATTTACATTGTCGTTAGATAATGGCGAAGATTCAATTGATATAATCATACTCGACGTGTCCTATGACTTATCTATTACATCCTCGCATACAACTCAAGTAGCTGAAGACGAGTTATTCACTAATACTGGAAGTAATCAGACCTTTACAGTTCCTGCAGGTGTTTCTTATGTTTCGGCATTACTTATAGGTGGCGGCGGCGGTGGCAGTTATGGACGAATGTCAGCAGGCTCCGGCGGCGGCGGCGGTGGCGGCGGCGTACTTTGGATTAATAACATACCAGTAGTACAAGGTGACGTTATTAAGACCAATGTTGGTGCCGGAGGCGCTGGCGGCTATATCTCGGGCAACAGTCCATTTCAAACATATAACGGCTCATCACTTCCGCAACCTGCTTACATTTCACAATTTGGTCTTTCAACAAATACTCCCCTAACTGGCGGAAGTACACAATTATACAAAAATAATGTCTTAATCGGAACAGCAACAGGCGGCTCAGGTGCCACTGCAAATGGCAGCGCTGGCGCAGGCGGATATTTTACTGTCGCATCAGCGTATGAAGATTTACAATGGAGCGGATCAAATGGTTTTGCAGGCAACGCTCAACTTACGAGCACCAAGGCTGGAGGTGGTGGCGGCGCAGCTGGCTTCCGTCAAGGTCTTGGCGGAGGCGGCAAAGGAGGCTATGGTCGATCTGAGAGATATGTATCAAACCAAGGATATAACTACGATAAACTTGCAAACGGTGCCGGCGGCGGCGGAGTTGGATATTACACAAGAGGAAGTAGCGGAACTAACGGTACTAATGCACCTCAACTGTATGTGTCTGGCTCCGCTACAGGCGGAAATTTACAAATTAATAATTCTGGTGCTACTGGAGGCACTGGTGGCAGCGGCGGACCTACAGGGTTATCATCTGGTGAAGGTGCTGCTCAGGGCGGTGGAGGCGGCGGCGGAGCTGGTGGCACTATGGCTCTACAAACAATTTATTATGGCGGCTTTCCGTATGGATATGGATTATTTGCAAAAAACAGCGGCGAAGATGGCGGCAAAGGAACATCTCGGATAATTTACGGAAAAGGTAGAGTATATCCGGATGCATCGGGTGCAGGGCCTAGTGTAAATGATATCATTATCGACGAAGGTGAAACTGTTACATTTACAGTTAATACAACAAATGTACCTGATAATACTGTTTTAGATTGGGCAGTTAGTCCGTCATCTAATAATACACTTGGAGCAATATCTGACTTTGCAACAACTAGCGGAACAGTAACTATTACAAGCAATACAGGATCCTTTACATTACCAAATAATAATGACAAATATCCTGACGGAGGCGAATCGTATCACGTTGACATTTCTGATCAAACTTCCCCGTATCAGATTTATTCTACTAGTGCAAACCTATATTATGTTGATTCAAGTTCAACTGCACTAGATATAACATCATCGGCTACTGGGTTAATTTCAGCAGGCGGCTATGACTATTATGCTATAATTGGTAATACTTTAACAATTACATTTACAGATAGTGCTGGAGAACTTTCTGATGGATTTTCAGTACCGTGGTCGGTTACTGGTATTACCGCAGCAGATTTGACATCAGGCTCTGTACAAGGCTCTTCGTCATTGTCAAGTGGTACTGCATCGATTACATTCCAATTCAATAATAATGCACAAGGCAAAACAATGAGAATTCAGTCAGATTTGGGAACAAATGAAGGCACTGATTCGGTATTTTACCCTAGGTATTTTACTCTATCAACACAGACTAGTTCTATTATTGAAACAAGCGGTATTGTTTCAGCGTTTGAAAATCAAGCACTTGAATATACATTTTCTGCACAAGGCTTTATTCTTGGAAATCAAATACCTGTTAAGATAGACTCAACAAACGGTGGCAATGCAGCTGACTTTACTGGAGCAATAGCACCGAATGGTACATACAATTATCCACACTTCTTAATGAATGTATCAGGCGGGTGGACAGGATATACTGGATCATTTACAACGTCTTTAGTTGATGATACATACGGAGAAGGTGACGAAGATATAACTCTTACACCAATAGGAGCTAATTCAACAGCATCCTTAACCATTAAAGAAGACACATACAATTTATCTGCCAGTTCGTCAACAGTTAATGAAGGCCAGTCTATAACTTGGACATTACAAACACAAGGTGTTACTGCTGGAACATCATTACCGTATACTATTACTGGAATCGATAATAACGATATTACTAGCGGATCTCTTACTGGAAACTTTACGGTAGCATCACCAGTAGGTGATACTAGTACACAAACTGTATCCATAACTCTAGCAAATGATCTTACATTAGAAGGTACCGAAACGGCAACTCTTACATTAACTAATGCTCCTGGATTATCGGAAAGTGTAACAATTAATGATACATCAGTACCAACATACGACCTATCCGTAAATCTTACACAAATGTATGAAGGACAAACTGCAACATTTACATTAGATACTACTGGTATTTCAAATGGTACAAATATTGGATACACTATAACTAACATTCAAAGTGCAGATATTACATCGTCTCTTACTGGTAATTTTTACATAATGAATAATACAGCAAGTATTAATGTTACAGCAAGCGACACTGATGCATTGTTAGAAGCAAATGAAACTATGACACTTACGTTGGATAACGGCCTTGCTCCTACAGATCCACAAGTTACTATACTTGCAAGTACCTATTCTTTATCTAAAAGTCATACGGTAATAGACGAAGGACAAACAATTCAATATACGTTAACTACTCAAGGTGTAGCAGATGGTACTTCGATTCCTTATACTGGAACCGGTATTAGTTCATCAGATCTTTCAGCAGGATCGTTGACTGGAAACTTTATTGTAGGGTCTGCAAGCTATAATACTTCTACTAGAATCGGCACCGCAACAATACTTATGACATTTGATAATGATCTCACAACAGAAGGATCTGAGTCTCTTCAAGTATGTCTTGATAACGGCCTTTCGTGTGCTGGCCCTGTCTCAATAACTGATACAAGTATTAAACCGCATGTAGGTATGCTAGGTTCTTCTTACACAATAAATGAAACGTCTAATACAACTGTTAGTTTTTTTGCAAATCAAAGTATTAATAATTATGATATCTACTATTATGTAGAACCATTAGCAGGATATGCATTTCCAGACCTTGCTGAATTTGAATCTCCAACCTTAACCCAAATTAATAGCTCTAAATATAGAGGAATTATAACCTTCAGTGGCATGTCAGCGACTCAAGTCTGGAAAATGACAGCGGACACTACATCTGAAACTGCAGAAGGATTTAAAATAACATTTGATACACAATTTACAAATGGTATTGCAACTGATCGAGATACAAATGATGTAATGTATGTTAGTGACACTAGTTTTGACCCAGCGTATTCTTGGTCATTCTTCCAATCAAGTTCATGGACAGTTCCAACCGGCGTAACTGAATTTCATGCAAGTTTAATTGGTAGCGGCGGCCAAGGTGCAAATAGTTTTAGTGCAAATGGCGGCAGTTTCAACAAAGGCGGCGGCGGCGGAGGCGGCGGCGGTTTGCGATATACAACATCTCCAATTGCGTGTACACCGGGAGAAACTTTAACAATTACAGTAGATAGCACTAGTTCGAGAATTATGCGAGGCGCTACAACACTAATCTATGCATTGAGCGGCGGAGACGGTTCAGGAGCTACTGGCGGCGCAGGCGGCAGCGGCGGCGGTGGTGGCACTGGTGTATCTCAAAGCGGTGGCGGTGGCGGCGATAACTATTGGCAGTATGGTGGTAATAATAGTATCGGCGGTGGCGGCGGCGGCGCAGCTGGCTGGAATCAATCAGGCGGCCCTGGCGCAACATACTATAACAATACATCCGCAGCAAATGCTACGTATAACTACGGCGCTGCTGGTGGCGGCGGTGCAATGAGCTTTGTTAACTTTAATAACGATTATATTATTCATGTTGGCGCCGGAGGCTGGGGCGGCGGTCAGCGTATTGATTATAGTAAATCTGGTACATTTGAACAAGGCTCTACAACAGGACAATCGTCATTACATACACGCCAAGGTGACGGACATACCCTATGGGGATCTGGAACTAACTATACCTTTGCTGTTAAAGGATCAAGAGTATTGTACAATACTATAAACTATACCCAAGAATCATTATCACATTCTTCTACCTCTCTAAGATGGATTGGCGCTGGAGGCGGCGGCGGAGGCCCAACTCCCTCAGGAAATACATATATCGGAAAAGACATGTACCTTAATGACAGTGTTAGTATTAACTGGCCAAATCTTAATAATTATCCAGGAACGTTTGAAATTGATGGCAAACCAGGAGGTTACGGTGCAGTGCGTATTACTATAGGCGGACCGGGTAGCGGTGGCGATCATCCAGCAAACAGAGGTTATGGTCAAACCTGGTGGACTGGTTAAAATAAGTCTATCATTTCAAAAACAGTTTCTAATTTAATTTTATTTGTTTTTGAATTAAGAGTATTGCGTAAACCTTGATGCAATGGCTTCGGCCAGTTATTATATCCTACCCATGCATACCCGTCATGCTCGTCATTTAATTTAGGAATAAATTCGTTAGGTATGACACACATATATGTATGAAATTGGAATCTTTCATCACTTGATATAAATGTTTCTAATGGTATAGTTTTAACTATATTAGGAATTTCGCCTATCTCTTCTTCAATTTCTCTTTGTAGTCCGCTCCATGGAGTTTCAGAACCTTCGTTAGTTCCGCCAACAATTCCCCATTGATTGTTTCTTTTTCCGTTTTTTCTATATAATAGTAAAAATCGATTAGTATCTAATGTAAAGAAAAGAGCACCGCTACAAATAATATCTGTCATACAAATAGTTATGTATCAAGCTGTATTCTCCATGTGCCAACTGGATATTCACCGTCAATACTTAACAACCAAGACCCGTCATTATAACGATATTGTGTATTAGTATTTAAATTCGTAGTATAAGTAGTATCTTCGGAGTTGTCTGCGTCAAATACAATAGTCCATTCTGATCCTGACCATTCTACAATATCATTTGCACCTGCAATAAAGTTTGTTCCATTATCATTTAACCATGCAGCTGGACCCTCAATTGAATTAATATCACCTACACTATCAAGTAATAATAGTCGTGTGCCTGCAGATTTTACAGTAGTTGGATTAAATGTTGTAGGGTCGATAATATAATCAATAGTAGTTCTGTCTCCGCTTGGCCCTGTAATTATTGTATCTTGCGGAAAACTATCACTATCCCAATTAATAGATATTTGTGTTTCGTCAATTGGATTTAAACTAAAAGTGCCAGTAGCAATAGATGACGAATTTTTATTATCGACAAAGATTCTACTTATATCAGGAGTAAATGTTCCAGGCGAACTTTCTAAAAGATCTCTCCAACTAATGCCGCCAACTACTCCTTTACGTATTATACGAGCTGTATTGTTTTCTAAATAAATGGCATAATTTGAATAATTTACATTTGCCATTTGATCTGCTGATTCAGTTACAGCTTGACGGCCAAATTCATTTTCAGTAACACCTGCGGTTAACGAGTCGTTGTATGCGTTAGTAATAGGACGAGTTATTCCTTGCTCAATATCACCTGAATCTTCATCAAATAAACTTGTAATAATATTTTGAATAACACCTAATCGTTTTACTTTAGTCGGAGGCGAAATATAAATCGGAATCTTAAAACCTAACGTAGCAATATCAATTTCAGTTTCTAAACCCATAGGAACAGTTCTGTTTGTCCAGTTAATGTTTTCTAATTCAAGTGTAGTAATACTTGTCCAGTCTACAAAGTTATCAGTAGTTTGTAGTTCTAATGTAGGGTTAAACCATACACCAATTTGCTCAACAAGTTGTAACTTTTGATCAGTATTTGATGTCCAAATATCTACATTTGCTCTTAACATATATGGAGTTGGCATTAATCGTTCAACTGTATAGTTTTTTCCTTGAGAATTAAGATATTCGTTTGCATCTTCGTCATACTGACGTTCTTTAATATTTAATTTGTCAACAAACGTGGCATCTTGTGTTCTGTCTCTGTCTTGCTCTAGCCCAGTAATGTATACGCTCATACGCGGAGCACTTGGTAATTTATTTTCAGAATTATCCTTAATAAGATGTGCAACTTGTCTAGATAAATCGCCATACATTACAGGAACAGTTTTAATTGTGCCATCACCAAACTTTACAGGAAAGTTACTCATTAATCTCATAAGTTGAGTTACGTATCGTCTTATTTGTCCGTCATAAAAATGTTGCATTAATTATCTGCTTTCGGTCTAAGAGCTTTTGATAAGCTTTGTCTTTCTTCAATATTATCGCCACCGATTACTCCGGTTTTGTTATTATTGATAAATCCAGCTTTCTGTGTTGCTCTGTTGTTGTCGTTAGTTAAAGTTTCTCTAAGATTGTCTTCTACTTTAATCCAGCGTGTGCCATCGTACCTAAACAATCGATTAGGTAAAAAGTCTGTTCTTAAAAAGTAATCACCTGTTTGATTTGATGATGGAAACTGTATTCCGCTACTAAACACATTGCCTATGGGCGGACTACCGTCTCCGTAATTCACTAAGTATCCAGAATACCCTTGACGATCTTCTACGCTTTGTATTATTTCTGGAGTTAAGTTTTCTTGATCAATTTCTTCAAGCGCAACACTGCCATCTTCTTTACGTGCTACACTATAAAAGTGTGCTGTTTCAAAGCCCGATAACGGAGCATCAACTGCTGCTTGCGCTATTACTGCATTATTAATTTCCATTTCTTTATCGTATGTACTAAGCACATCACGCAGTGTATTATCTGATTCTTCACTTGCTGGCAAGTCTAAAATATCTTTATATTCTTGTCCGTCGAATATTTGTTTTAATTTTAATCTATATAAGTGAGGGTACCAAAGATGACTAAAACCTTCACTAGCACGACTAACGTCTTCGATGACGTAAAAACGCTTTAATGCCACTGATAAATCATTTAAGGCATATTCGTCTTTAAGGTGTGGTAATTCGATAACATCTCCAGATAATGGTTTTCGTCCTAAAGTTTTCACAATACTATTAATATGAACAGTCATAAACAGTATATCATTGCTTAGAAACAATCCAAATTGACTTAAATCAAAGTCAATGTCTTGTACATTGTAAATTGCACGATGCGTATATACGTCTACATCGTACTTTCTATCTCTGTTTTCTAAGAATAATAAATCTTGTATATTCGTAGGATTTAGCTCGTCGTACTGTGGTTGCACAGCATCGGCTTCGCCGTCGGGTAAATTAGCAGATCCTAGATATTTATGAATATGAATATCTGTTCCGCCTACAGTAAACATTTCCATTATCTGTTTATCTAGAAAATGGAAGTCGTTTGTTTTTTCGGGTTTATATAAAGACAGTCTTGGCATATGTATATTTATCGCTGATAAATACTATTGGAGAACTATTATGTCTAATCTAACAACACAAAAAAAAGAAATATTCGATTATGTTAATGCATTCTTAGGAGGCGGCATGGTTGATGTAGAGCTTGACCCTATACATTATGAAACCGCACTATCTAAAGCATTAGCTAAATTTAGACAGCGTAGTGAAAATAGTGTAGAAGAATCTTATATCTTTATGCCAACAATTCCAGATACAAACGAGTATACTTTACCAAATGAAGTTATCGAAGTTAGACAAATATTTCGCAGAACAGTTGGCGCTAGAACACAAGGCGGCACCGGTGGCTCAATGTACGAACCATTTAATTTAGCTTATACAAATGCATATTTGCTATCAGCAAGTAAAATGGGTGGACTAGCAACATACGACATGTTTAGTCAATACCAAGAGTTAGTAGGTAGAATGTTTGGATCATATATTGAATTTAAATGGAATACTGCTACAAAAAAATTAACAATCTTACAAAGACCTAGAGCAGAAGAAAACCTAATGCTATTTTGCTATAACTATAGACCTGATAGTGAGTTACTTGTAGACTATCTAGCAAGCCAGTGGATCAAAGATTATACATTAGCTAATTGTAAATATATGCTAGGCGAAGCAAGAAGCAAGTTTGCAACTATTGCCGGCCCACAAGGCGGTTCTTCTCTTAATGGAGATACACTTAAAGCAGAAGCACAAAGCGAAATGGAAAAGCTTGAAACTGAAGTTAGCCAAGCAATGGCCGGCGGAACTGGCTATACGTTCTTAATAGGTTAAAGATCGTTATCGTGTATATGCAACTGAATAAGTGCATAGTGTAACACTTTCATTAAATCTTTACGTGCATCGTCCTTACTACCTTTTCGACCGTATCTATTTGAATACTTGTCAACATTGCCCATACAAAACCCAGTTCCGTGCCCGCGCTCGATAATTACTTCAGTTGACTGAAATTTATTCTGCGCATAATGACCCTTGTATGTAGAGTCAATATATTCTTGAAACTCTTCGATTAGTTCTCGTTCGTTAAATTTATAATCAATAGCCATGTTAATCCTTATATACTGCTTGTAAGTTCATTTTTAGGTCATGCAAACTATCTTCGTTTGCTTGATATCTAATACCAATACCACCTTTTTCATTCCATCTTTTGATATTAGTTGGCTTGTCGTCGACAAGAATGTTTGGAGTTCCGGTTAAGTCATCAACTGCGTGATTCTCTTTTTGACCTGTAAAGATTAGATGTTGCACCTGCGGCATAAAGCCGTGCCTAGTCAACCATACACGTTTGTGATAAGAACTATTTTGATGATCACCTCTTAACGGACTTGAACAAATGCCATAGTTATCACCAGCAAGTTCTCTAACAAAACTTACAAGTTCTACTGATGTTGAAAATAATTCAAGTATATCAAAAAAGTTTGAGTGTTTTAAATCAGTAATTGCTTTTTCTTTATTAGGAAGCTTCTTCCAATGATCAACTCCGTAAAAAGATTCAAGACCTCCGAAGAAGTCTGCAATTACACCGTCCATATCTAAGTATAGTATCATATTTCTAGCCTTTTCTATTTTTGCCTATATACTATAATAGCATCTATGCATTATATAGTCAACCTAAAAATCTGGAGTAAGATCGCCTTGTCGCCATGTATAACCTTCTTTTTGAATTATACGTTGACAGTTAGCACATACAGTTTTTAAATTACCTGGACGACAGTTCTGCAAATCTCCGTCAATATGATACACATTAAATTGTTCGCTATGTATTGATTTAAATTTGCACTTTTCGCAATATGTCTTTTTCTCATAGCCTGACATAACCCATCGCGGAATACCGTAGCCTATTATACCGTGCTTTAAGCATGTTTCGCATTTTTTTCGATAATATGTCTTACCTTCTTTTATATAGTTTATAGCAGCAGGTCTTTGATTGCATATACATAACGGTCTCATATTGTATTTATCATACCTTTATGGTCCCTTTTTCAGTGAGCTAAACTGTCTGTTTTATAAAAATAGCATAAATACATTTGATAAACCTTATAAGGAGAAATATGATGGCATTAGTCTCACCAGGTGTAGAGGTCCAGGTAATTGATGAGAGTTTTTACACTCCAAGCGCACCTGGTACTGTACCAATGATATTTGTTGCAACTGCGGAAAATAAAACTAACTCAGCAGGAACGGGTATTGCGACAGGCACAACAAAAGCAAATGCGGGCGTTCCGTTTTTGTTAACAAGTCAAAAAGACTTAGGGGATCTATTCGGAGATCCAAACTTTTATTCAGATACAAACGGAAACATGATTCACGGAAGTGAATTAAATGAGTACGGATTACAATCAGCATATTCATTGCTAGGTGTAACTAACCAAGTATTTGTTGTAAGATCAGACTTTGATCTAGCAAAACTAACACCAAGTGCAAATGCACCAGGCGGAACACCAGTTGATGGATCATATTGGTTCGACACACAAAATACAAGCTTCGGTATTCTAGAATGGAATGCAGCAGCAGTTAATGTTACTAATGGTCAAAGTTTTACTTCGGTAAATCCATTAGTTGTTTCAAAGGCTAGTGAATTAGACGGCGATGCACCAGCAGCGTCAGTAGGAACTATAGGTTCATATGCAGTTGTAACAGCAAACACAATGAATAGAGTATTTTACAAAAGCGTTGACAATGGCTGGGTAGAAGTAGGTTCTAGAGAGTGGAAAGATAGCCGTCCAACTGTTGTTTCGACAGCAAGTGACGTTACAGTTCCAGCAACGAGCCCGATTAGCATTAATGGTGTAACAATTGGATTAACAACAGGTGAGACACTAACACAAGTAGCAGCAGCAATTAACTCAGGTAGCCCAGTTACCGGAGTTAGAGCAAAATTTAATACTAGTACAAAGGTACTAGAATTATATGCTACTGATGAAGCAACTAACGGACAAATTGTACTTGCTGATCCAAATGGAGATTTATTTGACGATTTAGGACTAACAGCAGCAACGTTTAATTCACCAACGCTAACTATTGCACCGCATACAAGTGTACCTGCTTACAAAACAGGTGAAGCAAATGATGCACCGACAGGTAGTATTTGGGTTAAAACAACTGTACCAAACGGCGGAGCAGACTTTAATCTAAAAACATACAGTGCATCAACACAGCTTTGGACAACAGTTTCAGCGCCAGTTTATACGTCAAATGCAGCAGCTTTTGCAGCATTAGATTCAGTAGGCGGCGGAGCTAACTTAGCAATTGATGCTACATATGTAAGAGCAAATGTTGACGCAGCAAGTTTACCTTTAGCAAACTTTAAACTATTTTCAAGATCATCAATTGGCGCTACAACAATTACAAGTGCTAAGATTTTGGCAGCAACACCGGCAGCAACTAATACAATCACAATGGCAGAAACTATTAAAGGAAGTGCAACACTTACATCACCAGTTACATTGACTTTTACAACTACTGGTGCAGCAACAGATGCACAAGTACTTGCAGAAGCAATTAATAACTCCGGTTTAGTAAATGTTTCAGCAACAGTTACAGACCAAAACAGAGTTGAAATTACACATGCACTAGGCGGTGACTTTACAATAGTAGACGATGGTAGTTTAAATGCAATGGGATTTGCTCCTTATGATGCAACTAACAGCGCAACTACAGTAAACTTATATGATTCATCACCAAGTGGTACTTGGACTGCATCACTTTGGAAGCCACTAACTTATACACCGTCAGCTAACGTTCCTAACACACTAACAGCAGATGGCGAAATTTGGTATAACTCAGTAATCGACGAAGTTGATATTATGTATCATAACGGTATAACATGGCAGGGTTATAAAAATGCATACTCAGACACAATGGGTCCGATTGTTGCAGCAGCTAAACCTACTACACAATTAGACGGTACTCCGCTAGTTGATAATGATCTTTGGATTGATACAGCAGACTTGGAAAACTTCCCAACTGTATACCGCTATAGTTCAGTACTAGGATGGAAGTTAATTGACAAAGGTGATCAAACAACTGAAAACGGAATGCTATTTGCAGACGCACGTTGGGCAACAGCAGGCGCAGATTCAGTAGCAGCTGACATTGAAGATCTACTAGAAAGTGATTATTTAGATGCTGATGCACCTGATCCTGCACTATATCCAAAGGGCATGCTTCTTTGGAATCTACGTAGAAGCGGATTTAATGTAAAGCGTTTTGTACGTAATTATGTTAACGTTGGACAAAACAACATCCGTAACAGTGACGAGTCAATGGCTAATTATTATCCACATCGTTGGGTAACTGAGTCAACAAACAATGTTGATGGTTCAGGAAGCTTTGGACGTCATGCACAGCGTAAGTCAGTTGTACAATCACTACAAGCAATGGTAAATGGTAACCAAGAAATTAGAGATGATGAGCGTAGATTCTTTAACTTAATGGCAACGCCTGGTTATCCAGAGCTAATTGGTGAAATGATTAGTCTTAACTATGACAGAAAGCTAACAGCATTTATTGTTGGTGATACACCTTTACGTTTAGGACCAGACGCAACTGGACTTAACAACTGGGCAACTAATGCAAATATTGCAGTTGAAGATAATGATAACGGTTTAGTAAGCAGAGATGAGTACTTAGGCGTGTATTACCCAGCAGGCTTTACAAGTGATAATGCAGGAAATAACGTTGTTGTTCCAGCTTCGCACATGGCACTTAGAACTATTATTTTAAGTGATCAAGTTGCTTATCCTTGGTTAGCACCAGCAGGAACTAGACGCGGCGGCGTTAGTAATGCAAGTGCAGTAGGTTACATTAGTAGTGAAGGCGAATTTGTAAGTATTGCACTAAACAGTGGACAGCGTGATGTACTTTATTCAAACAGCATTAATCCAATTACACCAATTAGTGGATCGGGATTAGTAGTATTTGGACAAAAAACTCGTGCTAGAAATGCAAGTGCATTGGATAGAATTAATGTTGCAAGACTAACAGTTTACTTACGTAGACAACTAGAAATACTTGCAAGACCATATCTATTTGAACCAAATGATGCTGGTACAAGAGATCAAGTAAAAGCAGCAGCAGATGCGCTATTACTAGAACTAGTAGG